CCAGACTGTGCGATTGATTTGCGTGCCACACATCCATGCTGACGGGTAATCTCGTAAGTGTTAGCTGCGGATGTAGTCGCTATGTTGTTAATCATGTGGATCGAGTTACGCATAAACACGATTAACTGATCTTCCTGGTATGGATAAAAGCCTACAAGGAAATCTGCACTTCCTTTATTGATTCTAAATTGACTGTCAGCAGCGTAGTAATTATCTGTGTCCAACAAGTCAGACATGATAATAGAATAGTTACTATCTGTGGGTTGTGGGATGATTAAGCGATTACGAAAGAATACACCATAATCTGTGTTCGGACATTGTATGCGTCCAGCACCTGGGCTTCCATTTGCTTTAACCACAAAGTCATTGCTTACATCTCCATCCCATTCAAGTGGTGTTTTATTCTTACCACGAAACAAGATGAGTTTTTCCAATGCCTGCACGAAGCTCGCGCCATCTGCTGTGGCCACAACTTCACTGCCTGGATAATCAATATCGATGCCTGAGTTATTTGCATCATTCCATAGGATTACTTTATCCTTGGTTGCAACTACCACATATTCATTTCCTGTTGCAGGATCGGAGTAAAGTGTGGATGCAAATACCATCTCATTCGTGCCATTATAGCTAAGTGTAACTGCGCCTGCCAAGAAATCTATACCCTTGCGTACCTCTGCAAGATCACCAATTAAGCGCATATTCTCGCTTGTCTGTACAAAGCCCGGTTCTAAACTTGTTGCTTCTTTATAGGAATCAATGCCACGAAATCCACGATCTCCTTCTGTAAGAACTTGGTCATCGAGTCTGCCTGTTGTACGATACCTTGCCATTACTTCTTCTTAATTTCTTGGTAAAGTTTTATGCACATGTAGACTAAGGTTACTGCACCAACTGCAATGCCAAGAAATGTATCAATTGTTGACAATCCAAAGGTTGCTGCTGTGCCTGACATTCCTAAAACTGATGCTCGATCAACCATCATCTACGGCCTCCTGGTGTAAAGTAAAATCCAATGATTAATGGCAACACTACTGTTGCTTCGAAGAGTGCGATATGTCCTGTTGTAACAACCAAAGGGGCTTGCTCAGCTGGAAAACTGAGGAGTCCGAATAAAAATTCTTTCCTCCCCTCTCCTGTAATGTTTGTTGTACTGACGAGCGGAACTGAGGGGTAGATGGTGGTGATACAGGTAATGAACGAGAGGGTGAACATCCCAATAAGAGCAAGCATCCTACGAGTAGCACGAGTGAAAGCTCCACTAGCACCATTATTGAGTGATGCCTGGAACTGAATGGCAGCTTCGTTGTTTCTGCACTCTCGTGCCATTTCCATTTCATGCTTCTGTGAACGAGCATCCGTGACTGCACCAAACACGCCTTTAAGAATAGACCCCATTGCCGCAGAACCACCTCCCGTAAGAAATAATGTAAGGAGTTCAAACATTTCATTTAGCCTCCATCTTTTCAAATAACTTCTTTATATCTTCACGCCTGTCTTCAGATAATTTATTAAGATGACTAACTTCTTTTATTTGCCCAGCAGCAGATATTTCTAGTTGTCGAAGTCGATCTTTCATATCATCTATCTCCCACTTATTACGCTTGATGAAGAATGCGAGTATGGAAAGTGCAACTCCAAGGCCAGCAAACATATAGTGTGTAACTTCCATTTTACTTTACCTGTCCGTACCTTAAATCCTCAAGTAGTTCGTCTTGTTTCGATGCTTGTTTTTCTAGGAATAAAAGCCTCATGTTCTGCTCGGCATCATCTGGTAATGCACCTAACTCACCTCTTGGCCATTTAACACGAAACTCACTGTTCATATCGACCTCATGGTGCAACCTTACATTCTCGTTACGAAGGTCATCTATGTCTGATTTAATCGTAACAAAACTATATGTGGCAACGGCCACGGCAGAAATTGTTTTCAACATGAAAGCAACATTCGCCTTCACGACTGAGTTCTCGCCTATCGCATCTTTTTCGTCAGTTGCCATTACTCGCCAGGAGGATTAGCTGAGTGCAACTGATTTGAGTGTTGAGTCAGAAGCTCCGGCAGTTGTAATAGCTACATATATTTTAAAGGTATCAGTAGCTAAATACAATTCTCCTTTAGTTGATTCTTTTGCGAACTTCGTCTTATCAGCATCCGTCCCTGTCTTAACAGCGATGGTGTAATCCTTGCGTCCTAACTTTTGCTGTGCCATGACTTAGGAAGCTGTACCAGCGTTGATGCAAGGTGAGGATGGGCGAAGGCGGTAATCTCCGTTTGCGGAGTCTACGAATAGAGGATCGGAGAATACATTGTTTGTACCACCACTTGTCACATTGTTGTCGTGAAAGCAATTGTTTGTAAATGTACCTGGAGTAAATCCAATAGTTTCATTATTTGAACCAGTACCTAAAAATATATTGTTCACGAAGACTGAAGTTCCAGGATTGTAAGTGCCTAATCGGTTGGCAGTTCCTGACTTATTAATTAATGTACAACCTCTAATATTTACATTGTTAAAACCATCCTGGTTGTAGTCACCTCCTATAATAAAACCATAAGCAGTGTTGCTTGAACCTCCAATTATTAAACATTCTTTTAGTGTGAGTGATGTTATGGGTGAACTATGCCCTGAAAACCAGCCTCGCATTTCACTCGCTCCAAGTGTAGTTGAAGACATTTCCAAAGTACAATTTTCCACTGAAATAGTTGAAGCAGAATTATTGCCTGCCGTAATTAATCCGAAAGAAGCACTTGAACTTGTGTGCAAAATTTTAAGAGTTTCGATTTTTACGGAATGCGATGTATTGCTTGCATCAATAACTGCACCAAAACTAGACCCTGTACTAGATAAAATTGCATCTATCCCTACACCAACAAAAGTTAGTGACTTAGTCATAGTTATTTTGCTAACCGAATGCGTTCCCGCTTTTATCGCAATAACACCTCCGTCACTCGTATTTGTGAGTGCTTCGGACATGGTATTGTAGGGTTGGGCAAATGTACCTGACTCAGTACCTGAGTAATTAGAGTCGAACCAGGTGGCGTTTGGATATTTAGATTGAACGGATGTTGCTGACATAATTTTTGTTTGTTAAGTTTTAAGAAATTGTTCCACCACTAATTAAAAGTGGTGCTTGATTTGCTCCTATATCAGGAGTGTTAAAACCTTGCCTAACGGGTAAACCATTAACCCCTAAAGCATCTGAATCACCTGTTATAAGTGAGTAAGTTCCAAATGTAGTTGTGATTTCAATGTCAGGCTCGGTTGAATCTTCTTTTACGGAAACTCCTGTTGTAATTTCTTCTCTTAGACTTGGTTTATTAAGAAAAAGTTTTGCAGAGTCAGAGTTAACTAAAAATTCTAAGTTACCACTAGCGTCGGCAATAACCATCACCGACTGACTCGGATTATCTATGACCTTTAAGGACTGATTTGGATATGCTCCAATGTGTGGATTGTCTGTGCCTCTTAGTTGAGCATCTCCCACTACAATATCATTAAACGAACAAGTACCATCTCCATCTTCTCGTAAGAATTTAGTAGCTCCTGTTTCTCCTGTTGATAAGACTGCTGTGCCTTCGACTGAACCTGCTGGCAAGTTAGTTAATTGCGATCCGTTAATCGCTGGTAAACCAACTGCATCTAGTACGACTACATTCCCATTTGATGTGCCTGTGTTTGCAACTGCCGCCGTACCGAGTCCTAAATTTGTCCGACTCGTGCCAGCATTCGCCACATCAGATAAATTATTGCTTGCGAGTAAATCGCCTTGAGGAGCGGCGGCTACCAAGTTGGCAACAGTTACCTTTTTAGTTGTTGCAGTTCCACTTACATCAACGATGGGTAAAACATCATCTGTGGCAGGTGTTGCCCCTAAAGCAGGTAATGCGGTTATCTTTTTATTAGCCATTTTATAATTGGGTTAAAGTTCAAATTCTAAATAAAATCCATCCTCGGTCTGCATAAACGCACCTGCCTGTGTAAGTATTACAAGGTTTGGCCCAAAGGGTGGAGTTCCACTTCCTGTGCTTGCGCGTCCAACGCTAAGATTAAGATCGAGTGTGAGTGCCATTAAATGTTGTACGCTATGACTGCACCACTTGTAAGTGTTATGGAACTTATGTTTCCATAAATCGCAGTATTTGCAGCTAGGGTAGTTGCATCTTGCCCGGTGCAAATATCAGACAAGTTTTCAATATTACTTGTTATGCTCGCAATAACTGTGTCTTCCGTTGCAAGTACCGCAAAAAATTTACCTGCGTGTGCCGCATTATCATTGATGTAAATTCCACCATTTAGTCCTAAACCTCGATATTCTGATGCCATAATATTTGTTCCTTCTATGCCGAACTAACGGCAGTTGTTCCGTACGTAATTATTTGTAAAGGAGTTGTTTGCCCCTCTTGTCTTTCGAGCTTGTCCAACTCGCTTTGTAAAATTGCTTCTGCTTGTTGGTATAAAACTTGTGCTTTGTCACCCTGCCCGTCTGTCTGCAACCAATCGCCAGTTGCCCCCGTTACCGCATATTCGCTAAATACATATGGAAAGTCACTTGCTCCACTTGCATACTCTGGGAATGGTGCGCGGTAATACACCCATACAGGTGCGGTAGAATTATGGTCTGGCAATATTGCTTC